CGACTGGTTTCAAGGGAGAAGGTAAGATGACCATCTACGGTGTCACTTCAACATTCAAGGAAATGATGTTGGACTACATGAAGAATGGTCGTGATACATTCTTTGATATCCAAGTGACCAATGACGATGCGACAAGTTCAATCGGTCGTCAAACAACTATCTTGCGTGAATGTAACCTTGATGAAGTTGTGATGGGTCAACTAAAAGTTGAAGAAGATTTCTTGGAAGAAGAAGTCAACTTTACTTTTGAAGATGTGGATATCTTGGAAAAATTTAATGCGCCTAAATTAGGTTAGAAAGAGGATAGATAAATGGCAATTTCAGACTTTTTACTAGAAAATGTTCAACGAGATGAGACTAAAGAAGTGACACTAGAACGCTTCAAATCTCCTTTCGTTATTCGTAGTATTGACGAAAGTTTAAACGATACGTTGAAGAAACGTGCAACAATCAAGAAAAAAAACCGTCAAGGTATGACTATTCCTGAGTTTAACAATGAACGATACATTGACTCATTGATGGTAGCCTGCGTTGTTACCCCAGACTTAAAAGACGCTCAATTGCAAGAGTCTTATCATACAGTCGGAGATGAAGCAGCAACATTGAAAGCTATGTTGAAAATTGGGGAATATAATCGACTTATGCAAGCAATCCAGTCGCTTAATGGCTTTGACGAAGATATCAATGATCTTGTTGAAGAAGCAAAAAACGACTAGAGGACGGGGACGCAGAGTTGAATTATGCTTACTACTGTTTGCATCAATTCAACTGGACTCCGTCCTTTTTGGATAGCTTATCCAAGCGTGAAAAAGCCTTGATTTTTGCCTTTATCGATATTCGAGTAGAGCAAGAAGAAAAGGAACACAAAGAGATGGAAAGAAAAAGCAGAGGAAGGAGGAGACGGTAGAAGATGACTACATTAATGCAGACCCTAGCGCTTAGAGATAATTTCTCAAGCCCTTTAAATCGAATTAATAGCACAATCAACAGGACTGTTGCTAAGTTCGGCGAGTTGGATAGACGTGTTAAGAAGATGACGCAGACTGCAACGATTAAGGTCAAAGCGGATATGCCTAAAAATCTAAATGCGCCTAAAGTTTCTGGTCCTGTAGCGCCTAAAATGGGGGCACCTATCACTCCTAAACTTCCTTCAACTGGGCCACTTGTTGGTGGCTTAGGTGTTGCTACATCCATGCTTGGTCGAATGACTTCTATTTCTCGTGCTTTGAATTTCATGGTTGCTATTCAAGCCTTGAGGCAAATGGCTAATTTAATGAGTGGTCTGATTAAGTCAGGCGATGATTATATTCAGACCATGGCAAGGCTTAAGACAATAGAAGATGGTACTAAGACAGGTCAAGAATTACAAGACGGTATCATGGCAGCAGCGCAACGCTCAAGGACTGGTTTCGGTATCATGGCAGACTCTGTGGCTAAACTACGCTCACAAGCTGGAGAAGCCTTTAAAAGCAACGATGAAGCTATAGCATTCGCTGAACAGTTGAACAAACTGTATAAAATCGGTGGTGCAAGTTTAGAGCAACAAAAAGCAGGGACGCTTCAAATTACACAGGCCCTTGCTTCAGGGGTTCTTCGTGGTGATGAGTTTAATTCTATGATGGAAAATGCTCCGCTTGTTGCCCAAAAACTAGCTAGACACCTTGGCGTCAGCGTTGGTCAATTGAGGGGAATGGCTAAAGATGGCCAATTAACAGGAGATATCCTTAAGAGTGCCTTGCTTGGTTCAGCGGTTGAAACAAACGCTGAATTTGCAAAAATGCCAATGACCTTTGCTGACATGATGACTCAGGTTGGCAACGTAGCTTCATACGCATTTCAGCCTTTAATTCAAGCATGGCAAGAATTTATAAATAGTACCGCTGGACAAAACTTCATGGCAGGTTTAGAAACTGCAATGTTTGCGATTGGCCAGATAGCATTATGGCTCTTTAATCTCTTTGTTGCAGGTTGGAACTGGGTTACTGATAACATCAACTTTGTAATTACTGCTTTGATGATGGTCGCAACTGTAGCTACTATAGTGGGGATGGCTATATTTATAGCAGGTATGATTGCACAGGCTCCATGGGCGTTAGTCTATTTAGTTATGATTGGTATTATTGCCGTCGCTCTCTTAATTGCTACAGCTCTAAACGCTATGGGGATTTCATTCTTAGACGTTGCAGCTGCTATCGTTGCAGCCTTTGTCTTTGTTGGAACGGTAGTTTATGACATCATTATGTTCGTCATCAATCTCGTCATGTATATGATTGCACCGATTGTAAACCTCTTCATAGCCATTTACAACATTGCTTTAGCAGTTGCAGAATTTTTGAGAAACGTCTTTAAACACCCGATATATTCCATCAGAAAGTTATTTTATAATCTTGTTCGAACTATATTAGATTATTTTGCTACGTTTGTTGATGGGGTAGTCAATGTAGCGCAATCTATCGGTAATGCTTTTATAGCTGGTGCAAACATGGCTATTAAAGCTATCAACTGGATCATTGACGCTTTGAATACACTCGGTTTAGGGTTAGGTAATGTTGGCGAAATGGGTTACATGTCCAATGACGGTAGTTTTGCCAATGGTATCCGTGCTATGGGAGAGATGTTTAATCCGGGAGAGGCTCCTGATGATTATGAGTCTTTTGACGGCATGCGTGCTAACATGATAACTCCAGGCAGTTTGTGGGATGGGATGACAAATCCTTTCTCAACTGCTGGCAATGCTTTTAGTGGAACTAAGGCTTTTGGTCAAGGTATGGGTGATGCCATGCAAGGCTTCGCTGATAAGATGAAGGATCAAGACGAACTTGCTTCTAAGTTTGACCAAATGAATCAAACGCCTGCAGGGGCTGGTGCTCCTTCTGGTGGTGCTGGTGGTCTTGGCGACAAGCTAGGCAAAGGCAAGAACATTGGGAACGTCGGTAAGATTGAAGATGAAGTCAAGCTGAAAGACGAAGATATCAAGATGATGCGTGATGTTGCAGAACGTAAGTACATCATTGATTACCAAGTTCTAACACCTCAAGTTAGGGTCAATTACGAGTCTAAAAATAGCGCTACTGAACAGGATATCGACGATTTGGTTGACAGAATCGAAGAAAAGATTGTCGGTTTGGTCGATAGCGACCTAGGAATTGCGTAGGAGGTAGAAAGAAATGGCGATTGGTATTTTCGTAGAGTACAAGGGTCAAGTCACACAACTTCCTGTCAATCCAGAAGAACTGAAAACGAAGAATAGCGCAAATAACGAGTCCACAACGAGTATTGCGCTAGGAGAAATAACCCAGATGAGTTTTCCTAAACTATCTGAGGTTACTTTCACTTCATTCTTCCCTAGAGACACTTTCCGCTCTTATGTCCTGAATAAATCAGGGACGCCTGAAACCTATGTCCGACTCTTAAAGAAAATCATGGACGGGAAAGAACCTTGTCGCTTGATTATTTCTGGCGTGGGTATCAATATGCTTGCGACAGTTGAGAGTTTTGAGCAACAAAGAAAAGCTGGTATTCATGAGGATGTTTACTACGACATCACTTTCAAAGAGTACAAGATGGCCAAGGCTCGGTTTGTAAAAATCGAAAAGAAGGTATCAGAGGAGAAGAAAGCTAGTCAGCCTCAGAAAGAACAAGCTCCCTCGACTAAGAAAGAAGTAACTATCGGTGCAAAGGTGCTCGTCAATGGGCAGCTGCATAGAGATAGCTACGGAGAAGGGCCGGGTCAAACTGAGTCAAACGCAACTAGGCTTGTCAATTATATCAATATGAAAGGGTCGCATCCTTATCACGTTACCATGTTGGATGGTGGTTGGCGTGGTTGGGTTACTGCTGATTCGGTACAAGTCCTATGATGGAATTTCTGATTCAAGATGTGAATGACGGTAAAGTCTTTGATATCACTGAGTTGGTCGGAGGTGTCAAATGGGAAACCAGTATTGATTTTCAGCCGGGAAAACTTGAGTTTGATATGATCATAGACTCGCAGGTTGCTTGTAACTTTGGGGATGTTATTCGCTTTAAGGTAGATGATAAGGGCATTTTTTACGGTAAAGTTTTCAAGAAAAAGCGGAAATCAGCCAAGAAATGGTCGGTTACTGCTTATGACAGAATGAGGTACCTGAAAAACACTGACACAATCGTGTTTGAAGCCTCTAAAAGTCATGAAATCTTCAGTAAGATTTGCGAAATATCAGAACTTGAGTACAAAGTTGTTGATGAAGGAAACTGGACGTGTCCTGAGAAAATCGAAGATAAGAAAACTTATTTTGCGATGATCCAGAACGCCTTGGACTTAACATTGATTCATGGTGGTATGTGGTACATCATCAGGGATAACTTTGGTACAGTCGAGCATATAGCCTTAAATTCGCTGATTACTGACTTAGTGATTGGTGATGATAGCGTGGCGACAGACTTTGACTATGAAGGTTCTATCGATGACAGTTTCAACTATGTGAAGCTGACTAAAGACAACAAGCAGAGTAAGAAGCGTGAAGTTTACGTTGTGAAAGACTCTAAAAACGTTGCTCTTTGGGGCAAGTTGCAGTACCACGAAAAAGTGGATGAAAAGATGAATGAGAGTCAGATTCAACAAAAGGCTGAACTCTTATTGAAAGCTAAGAATCATCCTAAAAAGAC